TTTGCTCTATCATTTTACTTTGTTGGGTAGCTTGTATTCTTGTTCTTTCGTCTTTACGATCTTCTTTTTCTCTGTCTCTACTTTTTTGGTTGTTAACATCAACACCTTTTAGCTCCATATTAAATTGAAACTCTTGTTGCATTAATCCTAGCTTTATTTGACTCTCAGCTTGCATTTGAGCTATTTCTATTTGACTTTGTGCTTGTGCTAAAGATATTTTTTGCTGTGTTATAGCTTGTTGTTTTTGAACCTCAGCTTGAGCTGCTTGTTGTTGAGATTGAGCGTTAGCCTGTGCTTGAACTTGTATATTTCTTTCTTTTAATTTTTGATCTCTGTCTATTTTCTTTTTTCTTCGTATTTTTAAAAGTTGATTAGCTAGTTTTATATTTCTAACTTCTCTTACATCTATAATATCTTCTAAGTCTATAGTTTGTTGAGATAAAGCTACTTGTATATTGTTTTCTAATAAAGCTTTTTCTTCTTCGTCTGGCGCTAGTTCTATAAATATACCAAAGTCATACAGATGTAGCTCTGTTAGCTCTTTCAAAGTAGCAACATTATGAGCGCCTATAGCTTGAATAAAAGCATCAGCTGTTGGTGAATACTCTAATATGTCTGATATTCTAAGCGATAATTGTTCTGCTACTTCAGCTGTTAAAAATAAACCAGAGTTTAATATATGTCTAGTAGCTACATTTGAATTAGCAGCTGCTATTTTTTGCACGCCTACTAAGGCATTTTTATCTGGCATGCTACCATCTCTAGCCTCGTTTAATCCAGTTACATCTCTTATCATTTGTAAATAGTAATTATAATTACCAATAAGAGCTTGTATTTTATTGCCACCACTACCAGATGTTATTTCTTGTATAGGTACTTTACCAGGATTTATATCGCCATCTTGTGTAAACGATCTACCAATAACACTACCTGTTTGGAAAAACATATTTAAAGCCTCTTGTGGATTATAGTTTGTTCCGTTGCCTAAATCTATTTCAGCTAAACCATCTGCATCTAAATAAACGCCATCAGGTATCATACGTGACATTACTTGTTGTAGCTTTAAATGTGTAAGCTGTATCATGTCAGCAAATCCAGTAATACGTTTTACTAAAGAGTCTATGTTTCCTTTATACATACGAGGCGCAACAACACTGTAATTCATTTTAACTTTAGTGTAATCACTTTTTGGCCTCATCATGTTTTTGGCCATCTCCCATTTTAACAGCTTGTTAGTTCCAACAACCATAGCTCCTTCATATAAAACTTCTATAGCTCTTTCTAATTTAGAAAAGCCGCCTTCCATATCTTCTGGCGGGTTAAAGTTGTCATCTTTTTCTATAGCTTTATCAGCGCCTGTAGCAGTCTCTTTTAACTTATACACCTCGTTCATGTATGTTTTATAGTTGTAATATAAAACTTGAACTTTATTATTATCAAACTCATCATAACTACTAGCGTTTTTATACGAGTTATTTGTATACAAAGATCTTGACTGTATTATTTCTTCTAAATCTGATTGATCTAAATGTGGAAATTGTTTAGCTAATTCGTTTATAGGTATAGTTTTTACTTCACCAACATAGTATATATCATCAAAATAAGGTGATTCAGTATAAGAATAAACTAAATCTGCAGGATCAACATACTCTATAGTAGCACCTTCTGAAGTTGTAAAGTTTGTTTTTACAGCTCCAATACCTAAAACTGTTAAATCTCTATAAAATCTTTTTGAAATTAAATCATAATTATTACCTTTCATTAAAGTACTAATAGCTTGCTCTTCTGCTATTTCTACAGACTGCTTATAAGTAAGTTGCATGTGTAGTGCTAATTCTTCTTCGTTTTCAGGTAAAGTTTCTGGATCATTAGCCGCTAAATCTAAATTAAAATTAGCTCTAATAAAATCATCAACACTTTTCATTTGCATGTCGTCTATTATAGACTCCATATATGCAGTTCTCTTAGTCATACCGTGTATGTCTTGAGAATACGCTTTTACATCATAAAGACGATCAGCCATACCATTAACAACTATGTCTACGAACTTAGGTATAATAGGTACTGGTGTCCAGTCTAGATTTAAGTAGCTTAAGTCACCATTTATAGATAACTCATCTTTGTATTTTTGTATCGATTGATTACCTTCTGCGTAAAGCCTTAATCTATGAAAATCGTTATAGTGCTTATGGTATCTATTAATACCATTGTCTTTGTTAAACCACTCATGCTCTATAGCTTTGGCAACTTTTAATCCATAATCATAACTAAGCTTTTCAGCGTCACTTACTACTTGACTTGGAAAATAATTATTAATAGAATATGACATATTTATTTTATTATTTTTGATGTATTGCCTCTGTTGTGATACTTAGCAATATTTATGTTTAATTTAGGTTTTTCTATTTTAGCGTTTGGTTTATATAAGTTTCTATTACAAGCCATAATAGCAAGTCCAGAGCTTATAGAAGCATCAAACTTTGTTCTTTTAGTTATATCAAATTTAGCCCAGTCATTTAAAGTTCTGTTAAAATAAATGTTACCATAAACACCGTCTTCTAAATGACCAACGTATTGTTGTATGTACATTTCAATAGCAGCAGCATGAGCTTGTTTTATATCTTCGCTTGAGTTAGGTATACCACCTATTTCTTTTTCTGTTACAGATAACTTGTTCCAAATTTTATCTGGTCTGTTCATACTATAACCTCTATAACCTCTACGTCTTAAATGATATAATAACCTAGGTTTATTATTTTCTGCAAGTAGTGGCATGCCATAAAATACTAATGCCATTAATACATCTTCAAAAAATATTTCAGCTGTTTGTGGTCTAGCTATATATTCTAAAAACATGTGATTAGGTGGCGCATCTTCCATGCTAAATTTAGTTAAACCGTGCAATGCTCCATTTGAACCTCTACCATCTACTGTTCCTGATATATCGTAACTATCACAACCAAAAGCTCCTACGTGATCATTACCAGGATATTTAATTCCGTTTTTAACTATTATTCTGTTTTGTAAATGACTTGGTGGTACCCAGCTTATATTAAATCTACCTTTTGGATCTGGATAAAATATCACTTGTGTATCTTTTATACCGTTAACCCATTGAAAGTTACCAACGCTTACATTGGCTTGACTACCTATACCGTCGTTGTAGTCTACTTGTTCGTATATTTTTACTAAGTTAAATATACTATTTTTAGCTTCATCTCTAAACGCATGTTCTTCAGTACGTGGAAACTGTCTGTAAAATTCATTTAAAGCGTCTTGATCATTTTTTAAACCTTCAGCTTCGTTATTCCAATGATCAACTATGCCATAATCTATTAGTTCGCCATCTGGTCCGAAGACATCATTATCTGGACTATCAAATACTGGTTGTCCGTACTCATCAATAAATCCTTCATAATTCCATTCCATTGGAATAAAAAAAGAATATAAACCAGACTTTGTTTGTCCATTACGGTTTCGTTTTGTAACGTCTGAATCATAGTATAACTTTTTAAAATTGTTACCACCTTTATCTAACGCGTTACTAGTACTACCCATCATACACTTGCCAACTACTCTAGCGCCTAAACGTAAACACGTTTTTGTTACTCTCCAGTTATTTAATATGTTATCTGGTCTTTCCCATTTGCCACTTTCATCGTGAACTAATAAGTTAAGCTTTTCTCCATCATAGCTATTATCACCTGTGTTTTTCCAATCAATAGTAGTATCAAGTCCAACCAAGTCTTCCTGCTTTTCGTTAGCAGTAATTTTTTTACGCGTAAACTTACTTGCAGGTACACGATAAGCAAGTTCAGACTTAGGCCTATCCATACCGTCTTGTATCGGTTTAAAAAAGAAAGGATAA